ACGACGGCCAGAGACCAGATGTTCCTCGAGCTCTTCTTCGACGAATCTGACTGAGTGTAGATTCCACGGTTTTCAGGATGAAAAGTACACGGATGTCGGTAAAGCGTCGGGATGGGATCCACCTGCAAGCGACACATCGCTACACCCAAGCAGATCGATCAGGATCAGTCTTCGGACAGAGGGCATGTTAGCCCCGAGCGGCCAGAGCGCTGAACGAGCGCAGCCGTGACCTGATCGAAAGCCGATTCAAGCCCTTTCAACCGAGAGGGCTTAGATGGGTTTTCGAAAGGAGATAACAATGGATGTTGAAATAATCGACAAGCGCCTGGTGGTAACGCCAACCACGCACGACGACGTGCGTTTGATTTACGCAATCGCCGCAGCGTGGACGGCGTTCGACGCGGTTATTTGTCCCGTTAGCGGGGAACCACTTCGTTGCAACGAGGACGGTACCGCTGAATCAGAGTTGCCTCAACGCGGTCAAGATCACGAGAAGTGACGGAACGACAAATGGCCAAATATTCAAAGCCATGTCGAATAGCCTCATCCCACTTGTGATGGTTGGCAAGGCGCTCAGACAAATCAATAGTCTGGCCAATGTAGAGGACGCGGTAATTGCCATTTACTTTCGACAAAAAGGAATAAACGGCAGGACCTTTGTTAACACGAATTCCTCTGGGGTACACATCAAACTTGTACTTCGAGCCATCCACTCCAGTAAATATTAGCTTTGTTATTGGCTGCATCTTCCCTCCTTTGGGAGTTGGTTAAACGACGTCGAAACTGCTAGATCCCGACGTCTTTAGCTTACGCCCAAAAGGAGGGAGCCGATTCAAGCGCCCTTGCCGTTTTCCTATCGAGTTTGTCTCTGCTCCTTGGCGAGGGTGCTTTGACCAGCTTTCTACGCTCAGAGAAGATCATTATTTCGATGGGATAGGCGCATCTTTCCTGCGCCACATGGTACACTTGTTCCACCAGTAAGCCAATTTTTGAAGGAACTAATCATGGAGCAAATTATCTCTCGCCAATTCGCCATCTCGGAAGGAAACGCTGAACCTCTTCCATTGCCCGACTACGACACATATGCCATTTGCAATCTTCGCGGAGGCATCGGAAAGTCCTCGTTGTGTTTCAACCTTTCTTATTTGACTGACAACGTGTTGATGGTCGACACCTGCCCGCAAGGGAATCTTTCGTATTTCTATGACAACCAGTATTTTTCTAGAAATACCTCTACGGTCTACGACCTGATCCTACCTCACATCATGCCAGGACTCGGAACAGCGGCTCGGGTGGCGCAAAGCATCTCCGCAACCAATGAGCACTTCAAGGACAAGAATTCATTCTTTATCCCGTCCAGTGAAATGATGTATTTACTGCCCAATCAGGTTGCGGTGGCTTTGTCCCAGGCACAGTCTATCCCGCAAGCCGATGTGCGGACCAAGATGCAAGATGCAATTCTGTACTCGTTGAAGTCAGAAATTCTTCGTGAAAAAGCCGAAACGGACTGCTCTCGCTGCTTGATTGATACCTCGCCATTTTTCTCTGGCGGCACTCATCTTGTGTGGCATTCAACCGATGCTCTGATCGTTCCCGTCCGCACAGACCAGCAATCCATTAACTCCTTGAATCTTTTGTTGAAACTCTTTTCCAGTCCCGCAAGTGAGTTCCGCCGTTGCATGCCATCCGACGGACACATGCCAAAGATTCAGATGGTCGTACTTACACATTGCGGCTGGTCTACCCGTGCGGGCGCAAGAAACGAACCGAACCAACAAACACGAATGTACATACAACAGGTTTTGGACATTGTTTCACGTAACATCCAGAGCTTTACGACGAATGATCCGACCAACCACATCGTTTTGTTGGACGACTTCCTAGGAAGCGGTCGAATTTCGTCAGCGCGCTCGGAACCCATCGAACTACTGCACGCTGGCGAAACAATGACCATCCATCGAACCAAGGTGGAAGTCAACAAGTCTGTTGAGAAGGTCAAGAATCAACTACGATTTATCAGCAGCTGTCTCTGGTAATTGAACTTCGGCCCCGCCCTAACCGTCGGGGCTTTTTCGCAATGCGCACATCGTAAAATAGAAAAACCCCCGTGCTGTGCAGTGCTCCGGGGGCTTGATTAACCTTTACGAAGAGGTATGTATGGATAATACCCAAAATCAGAACGAACAGGCAAGTGACGGCAACGAACAGACGCACACAGTCGTTATTTATGGAGAACTGGGAGACGGCCCCCAAACGCAAGTTGTCATTCTCGACGAAACGATGTGGCTAACGCAACGGCAAATGTCGACACTGTTCAATGTGTCAGTCCCGACGATCAACGCCCATCTCAAAAACGTCTTTGAGTCAAGGGAACTTGACGAGACTTCAGTTATTAGAAATTTTCTAATAACTGCCGCCGACGGGAAGAAGTACAACACAAAGCACTACAGCCTTGACGCCATCATATCTGTCGGCTACCGCGTCAACAGCGCAGAAGCAACCCGTTTTCGAATCTGGGCAACCAAGATTCTCAAGGAATATATCGTCAAAGGATTCGCTCTCGATGACAAGCGACTAAAGCAAGGCAAACAGACATTCGGCCAAGACTACTTCCGTGAACTCCTCCAGCGCGTTCGCTCGATTCGAGCTAGCGAAGCACAGATTTGGCGTCAAGTTACGGACATCTTCATAACCTGCAGCATTGACTACGACAAGGGATCACCGACAACACGGAATTTTTTTGCCAGAGTTCAGAACCTGTTTCATTACGCCATCACTGGGCAAACCGCAGCCGAAATAGTCTGGGCACGCGCTGATCATTCCAAACCACACATGGGGCTCACCACTTGGGAGTCAGCTCCGGACGGGAGAATCTACAAGTCCGACGTAAAGGTAGCCAAGAACTACCTAACGGAAGATCAAATCAAGGCCCTTGAACGCTCTGTTGGCTCTTTCTTCGACTACATCGAAAATCAGATCGAGCGCCACAAAACGTTCACCATGGAATCCCTTGCCACGGCTGTCATACGCTTCCTTGAGTTCAACGACTACGAAATACTCAAGGACAATGGAAAAGTCAGTATGAAACAAGCCGTGCGAAAGGCCAGTGACGAGTACAAAATTTTCAATCCGACACAGAAGTACATAACAGACTTCGACAAGCAAATCCGCGAACAAACGCAAAAGAAACAGTCTTAACCTCTGCTAGAACCAAACAGTAGCCCTCGGCACGCGCCGGGGGCTTTTTTTTTACTTCAAGACATGCAAAAGATCAAAGACTTCGAGACCTTCGCCGCCGGGTACTTAATCGGCCTCGGCATCAAGAAACCTGCGGCAGAGGACATCTGCCGGCTCAGCGTTGAGTGCAGAGCGTTCGCCGCTGCGCTCAGCTTCTACATGTTCACAGACCCCTACGTGCTGTCGAAACTGCGAACGCCTGAGAAATACGAAGCGGTCGCGAAGAACATCGAGCGCTTCATAGAGGCGCTTCCGTAACGACTTCGAGGGCAAACGGCGTGACGCAGATATGCGCTGGTCTGGGCGGCTAGCCCAGATCCCAAAGCCGGGGCATCTGCAGGCGAGAGGCTTTTGCGTTCCCCCCGGCTCCCTCACCCCACTTTCATCAGAAGGCATTCACGTGCCGCCGGCCACTTCCATGTGGCGCTCTCCTTCGGCGGCATCTGAATGCCTTTTTTCATTTTCAAAACGGAGAGGACGCTATGTCTCTTCTCAATTTCTTCACTGGCCAAAGTGCCGACGAGCTCGTCCAGTACGAGCCGACGTCCGAAGACACCATCGCGTTCGGCCTTCGCCTTTTTACGATCGGTAGCGTCGTCGTCATCGGTCTCACGATCATCGCATTGAGGTACTTCGCATGAGTACCGGCTTCTACTTCGGCATGGGCGGCGTTCCGTCCGTGTATGACGAGTATCCAGACGAA